TGGCTGCGCAAGTAATACCTGGGTGAATAATCCAGGAGTGCCGCGGGGAACCTGCTCGTGAAAGCGAGTTTTGCGGCACGAAGTCGACTGGCGGAAGTCGAAAAGAAGTTTGCGGGATGAGTCAAATGAATGACACTGTAAGAAATGTAAATACGACTATTTATCGTTGGGTTATTTCGACCCAGTACTAAGTGAAAACTGAAGTTTCCACCGACTGTCGAGGATTTTGTCACTCTGCGTGCTGACACTTTTCCTGGGTCGTCCTTGTATATAACATCTCTATCCTCACGTAGATCACACCTCAAATGAGGGTGGGGTCACAGAGTAATCTCTGTCGCTCTTCTCTCCGAAGTCTCAGCCCGCCTAGCTGACTTCGTGTATTTAGACGTTCGTGCGATTGTGTGGTGGTAGCCCCCGCTGATGCAGGGGAATCTTTATTGTATTTTTGTATAGATCGGTAATTGTTATGGCGTATCGAGATGCCATTTGGGACTACACGCACAATTAAGTGCGGGCCCAAAGAAAATCAGAAACAGAGGTGGGGGTGCTCAAGTGCAGTTTTTAGCGCGAGAATACACCTTTCCACCCGGGAGCGGCTGATGCCGGGGTTGACACAACCTCAAAATCCTTCCCAGATTGCGCGCGCATGAATGCGGCGATTTCGAGAAGTTGAGAAGAGGTGAAAGAAGGCGCTGAAGGGGTAGAGGACTCAATGATTGACAATGCGTGATCACGAGAGTTAGCAGAGACGACCAATTTCTTGAAATCGTCATATGCCTCGTCAGGTAACATCATCATCAGTCGCTTGAAGCCCAAGTGCCGACGCCGAGCATCAAAGATGCTAGCGAAGGCTGAGCCTACCCAAGACGCAGCCGAGCCGATAAGGCCCAGGCCAATGTCTTTGATAATCGCCTTGGCACCAGTCCAAAGTGTGTCCCAACCGTCGTCTTTGATGAAGTTTCGAGGAATCGAAAGCATCGGGGACGTCGAGTAAGACACATCGAGGAGTCTGTTGACGATAGAAGGCGTCACGTCATAGCGCGTAGGCGCGAACAGCTGCGAGGACGCCGAAAACGCCACACCAAGGTAGTATGTCACGATCTCGATCTCAAAGATTTGAGGAGTCGCGAATATTCCGAAAGATCGGAAAGCCATGGTGCGGGCTTGGGGGTCAAGTGCAGTAATGCTCGCGTCCGTAAAGCGATAGTCAGACGCAAAGCCAGGCGCCACCGGATTGTCAGAAGGATTGCCGTAATACGACATCTGACAAATGACGCCCGGATCTCCGTTCGAGTGCGTAATCGTCGAGGACGATGCACGAATAGGGTCGAACCCAAGCGTAGTATTGTCGACATACGAGCCGATGCCGATGGTCGTTTCTCCACCTTGGTTTAAAACCGGGGTGAGGTTACGAACACGGACACCTTGGTAGGCGACAGTAAGGTCTTGGAAGTTCGCGATAATGAACGGATGCTGCTGATCGGTAAAACCGACAGTGGCTGTTGGGGCGCCAGCGGCGTCTAGAACCGTTGCGGTCTGAGCGAGAGGGCGACCCCAAGGACAGACCGTAATGCAGACTCCAGCCTGCGCAGTAGCGCCAAACTGAAGTTCTTGACTTCGAAGTATGTTTCGCGTCCAAAAGCCGAAGGACGGTAGTGTACTCGAAGAGAATGGAAGACCCGTTTTGTATTGTCGCGAAAACGCGGCAAACGGGTCCATGACACCAACAGCGGCCTTTTCGGAATCTAGGTTCGTTCCCGCACCGCTGCTACGCTGAGCACGGTTATTGGAAACATGAACATTTTGAATCTTGGAGGCCGCTGTGGACTCTTTCGGCATTTTCTGGTTCATCTTACGATGAGCCTTCATATGCTGATGCTCAGGCATTGAAGCATGAGAGACCGAGATTTTGGTCTTAGAGTGGTTTGATTTCTTAGGCATCTGAGAATGCGGTTGGAAATAGGGCAATAGCCGGTATGGGATTCCTGGGCTGCAGGGACTGTACATCCAATCGAAACCTCAGAAGAGGGGGCGCCGTGCAGTCTCTTGGCGTTCTGTATAGCTCGACATCGCGGGTCGATTTGGGCCATTGCTCGATTGGACCCCATGCGGACTAAAGATGATCGGGCCAATCGGCCTCAATCATCTCAAAGTTCGCGGGTGCCGGTTCCGCGTCAGCATCACTCAGCTTGCGTGAACTAAGGTATGCGGTATAGACCTCCAACTCGTGTTCGGGAACTTGCCTACTAAAAGCATCTGC